CAGGAGGTGAAGCGCCGCATCCGCGCCGGCGCCGCCATTCCGCTGCGCTTCATCGGCGAGCGCGCGCTGGTGCATGCCAGCGAGCCCGTGCGGGTCTTCTGGAAGAACGGCGGGATGTCGCTGGAGATCCAGGGCAAGGCGATGGAGGACGGGCCGAGGGGCGCCGAGATCCGCGTCCACAATGCCGGCAGCGGCCGCACCATCCGCGCCCAGGTGGTGGCCGAAGGCACCGCCGAGATCCGCGGCCTGCCCTGAGTTATGCGAAATTCGATGGAGAATCCACGGGCATGACCACCGCACCACGCTTGGCCGCGGCGCTGCTGCTGCCGCTCGGCCTCACCGCCTGCGACAGCTTCGGGCATATCCAGCAGCCGCCGCCCTTCTCCGCGCCGGGCTCGCTCAGCGCCATCCCGCCCGCCACCGAGGCCGACAGCCCGCTGGCGGTCGCCGCCCGGCCGCGGCTGGAGGGCACCGGGCCCACCGCCGTGGGCTCGCTCTGGCGGCCGGGCAGCCGCACCTTCTTCCGCGACCAGCGCGCCCGCACCGTGGGCGACCTGCTGACCGTGGAGATCGAGATCGACGACAGCGCCCAGTTCGACAACAAGACCGACCTGGACCGCGACAGCACGCAGAGCCTGAAGGTGCCGGCGCTGTTCGGCCTGCAGGGCTACCTGTCCCGTGCCTTCGGCGGCGCGGTGGACCCGGCGCTGAGCGTCGGCGGCGGCTCCACCACCAGCGGCGAGGGCAAGGTGCGGCGCAACGAGAAGATCCGGCTGCAGGTGGCGGCCACCGTGGTGCGGGTGCTGGCCAGCGGCAACCTGGAGATCGCCGGCTCGCAGGAGATCCGCGTCAACGACGAGCTGCGCGAGCTGCAGCTGCGCGGGCTGGTGCGGCCGGAGGACATCCGGCCCAACAACCGCATCGCGTCCGAGAAGATCGCTGAGGCGCGCATCTCCTATGGCGGGCGCGGCACATCCTCGGACATGCTGCGGCCGCGCTGGGGGCAGCAGGTCATGGACCGCGTGCTGCCTTACTGAGGCTGGTATTAAGCTCGGAAAACTAGCAAAAACTCTTTTTTGTTCAATGGCTTATGAATAAGCCTCATAAGCCATTGAATGTCCCGGAAGCGCTGCGGAAGCGAATGACGAGATCGTTGCCAAACTGCTTAATCTAGCGCCATCATACTCAATCCCTGGTGGAGTAGGACATGAAGGCGCATGTTAGGGCAGTAGTTGCCGCTGCCGCTCGATCTGCAATTAATGGAACCAACTCAAGTTCCATCTACGATTACTCGGCCGGAAAGCACGTCATGCTGAGTGGAAGCGTGTCAGGGTCGCGCGTTGATCTATACGATCATAATGCGAGTTGCCATTTTGGTGGCAATCTACCCAGCCTCTACCATTATGGCATAGGATCTCACATCGATCTTCGTATATCCGGAACATCCTTTAATGGCTATGACTATGATACCAGTCAACATTTCTCGGGAACTGTAACCGGATCCTCTGTGTCGCTTTACGATTATGACGGCGGACAGCACTTCTCTTATTCGTAAGCTTCACGCGAACAGCAGCCCCTCCGGGCGCGCTCCTGGCACTTGGTAGATCATCGGCCCGGTCTGGCTCGCCATGGCACGGCCGATCGCCATAGCCACCGCGGCGGCACCGTCGATCTTCCCCATAGCCTTAGCCTTGCTGAACTTGATGTTGCCGGCGGCGTCTTGCTCCACCCTGACGTTGGTGAAATTCCAGCGGAGCACCGGATCCTCACCGGCATGGAACTGCCGCCCCAGAATGGCGCGCTCGATCTCCTTGCAGGGCGCCGACATGGAAGCGAAGCCCTGACCGAACTGCGCCACCGGGAGTTGCCGCTCCTGGAGGCGCTGCAGGAAGTTCAGCGCGCCCCAGCGGTCCACTGCTATCTCCTGCACAGACAGGTCGCCACAAAGGTCCATCAGATCCTGCAGAATGCGATCCTGGTCGATGCTGTTGCCCTCAGTGACCACCAGCCGGCCGGAAGCCTCGAACTCGGAATAGGGCTGGTTGTCAGCCACCCGCCGGCGGAACTGCTCAGCCGGGCAATACTGCCGCCCCCAGACAAGCCAGCCCCCTTCCCCATCCGCCGCCACAGCGTAGATGGCTGCCAGATCCGACACGCTGGCCAGGTCCACGCCGACGAAGACGGGCTTGCCTGCCAGGTCGGAGAGCTCCACCGGCCGATTGTCGCCCTGGTCATAGACAGCCATGTCCACCCAGGTAACGGCAGCGCTGTCGCCCCAGATGTTCAGGTACAGCCGCTTGAACATTTCCCGCTGGCTGGGGATCTCGGCAGCCCGGCGGGCCGTCATCCTCATCTCGTCCAGGCTGCGGAAGCCAGCAGCGAGGGCCGGATTGACCGCCTGCCACACCGCCTCATCCTGCCAGTCACAGTCATGCGGGGCCTGGTAGAGCACCGGCAGGAAGGTCTCGTCATCGACCTCACCGCGCTCCACCTTCAGGGCATACTCGTACAGTTCCCAGGCCAGATCGCCGCGGCCATGGCCGGCTGTGGTGGTGACAACAGACAGCGGGCAGAGCCGCTTGCCCATGGAAGAGATCAGCACCTCCCACAGCTCGCGCGTCGGCCAGGCATGCACCTCATCGGCCAGTAGCATGGACACGCTCAGGCCGTGCTTGCTGTAGGCCTCATGGCTGATCGCGCGGTACGTGCTCTCAGACCTCGGATGGCTGATCATCTTGCGGCTATCCACGATCCGCGTGGCAGCCGACAGATGCGGGTCAGACCGGATCATCCGGGCAGCACCGTTGTAGGCGATGCTGGCCTGTTCCCGATCGGCAGCAGCACTGATCACCTGGCCAGCGGCATCCCGCTCAGGGCCCATCATCCCCAGCAGGGCCAGGGCGCTGGTTAGGGTGGTCTTGCCCGAGCCGCGGGGCAGCAGCATGAACACAGTCCGCACCTTCCGCAGACCGGACGGATGCACGTCCCCGAATACCTTTCGCACGATGCGGGCCTGCCAGGGATGGAGGCGGAACGGCTGGCCTGCCAGCGGTCCCTCAGTGTGATGCAGCTTCTCCACGAAGCGCACGGCGCGTTCGCCATGCCCCAGCGGGTCAGGGATCTCGCCTTCCAGGAAGCGAGAGCCAGCGAGACAGCCAGAAGGGATCATCCCAGCATCCCCTCCCAGGGATCAGCCGCAGGGGCTTCGGGCTGCCTGCCGCCGCGGCGGTGCGGGGTTAGCCCCAACTCACTGGCCAGCAGACGGGCCTCGCGCATGGCGGCAGACTGAATGCGGAAGGCCGGGTGCATAGCCGGGCCCTTCTCCGTCTGGATGAAGCGGCCATCCTGTTGCATGGCTTCCTCGCACTCACGGACGGTCCCGACAGCCACGCAGTAGCTCTCTAGGCTGGCCTGGACGTCACGGGACAGCAGGCCGCGCTGGTGAAGCTCAGGGGCGGCCCGGCTCCACTCCGCGCGGGCATGCGTGGCCAGCCAGGACGGTGCTCCGGGGCATCCAGAGGGGGCTACATCGCCAGTGACCACAGCCAGTTTCGGCTTCCTGCCCTTCATCTCAGATCCTCATTTCCCGGAAAACCCCAATTTAGGCGTCGTCGCGCGCGGCGCTGGGGGCGCGGTCTCCAGCCCTGAGGCCTCGGATTGTTGCCCCCCTATCCCCCTGGACCGATTGAACCGGGCCGTGACCGCGCGGTGACAGGGGGAGCACAGCGCGCGGACGTTGGACCGGACCAGGCGCAACTCGGGGCGGAACCGCAGCGGCTGGATATGGTCCACCTCTGTGGCTGGGGTGACGCGGCCTTCCTTGGTGCAGATGCGGCAGAGCGGTTCCTCTGCCAACACATGCTCTCGCAGGACGCGCCAGTCTCGGTCATAGCCACGGGAGGCGGCGCTCCCGGCAGCCTTGTCCCACGCCTTCTCACACTCTGGACAGCGCCGGCCGGTGAAGGCGGAGTGGCCCGGCTTCGAGCAATAGCGCGGCGCTGCCCAAGGCATGGTCAGGCAGCCGGCAGAGCGGTTGGGTTGCCCCGCACCACATGCACGCCGACGATGGCGCCCGTGGTAGCGCCAGCCACAGTCAGCACGGGGCGGATGTACCGCTTGTTGCCGATGTAGCTGGCACGCTGCACTGCGTTCTGCCCAGCCGCAGAAGACACAGCCGAGAAGCTCCCGGCCATGTCCACGGCAGCCACGTCGGTCCACCCGGTGGAGCCGTTGTCGCTCTCCTGAAGCTTGGGCGTGTGGTTGCCATCGGTCCACGCGCCGAAGGTCACGAGCACCGCAGCCGTGCCGTAGCCCAGCAGGTCCACAGTGGTGCCGTTGGTGTTGGCGGTGCGGGCAGCCGGCGGCAGGGAAAGCGCCGGGCTGAGGTTGCGAGCAAAGTCACGCATGATCGTTCTCCTCTCAGGCCGCTGCGATCTTGAGCTTGCGCAGGGCTTCAGCCTTGGCCACACCACCAGCCACACGGCGCCGACCATGGAAGCGGGTCATGCCGTTGGTCGCCTGGGTGTAGGGGTCGCGCAGGACAGACAGAGCGATGCGGTCGAAGATGCGGTAGCCCTGGCCGAAGTCACCGAAGACGATCGGCGTAGCGCCAGCCGCAGGATCCGGCATGTCCGGCATCTCCACCACAGGGCGGCCCAGCAGCATGGTGGCAGGCGCACCAGCGAGGCCGGCGGTCTGCAGCATGTAAGTGCCGGTCGTGTCCTTCATCTTGCGGGCAGTGGCCAGCGTGTTGCTGTTCATGGCCCACACCGCATTCGCCCGGTAGGCGGTCGGGATGGAGTGGTACAGGTCCAGCAGGTTGTCGGCCGTGAAGGCAGAGGCGCTGCCAGTCACGCTGACCGGGATGGACTGATCAGCCATGAACCCCATCGGCTTCAGCGCACCATCGCCATTGACGAACGCGGCACCCTCGGCCCGGCCGAACTCTTCGGCGAACTCGAAGGACAGCTCCGCCGCGATATCAAAGGCGCTGTCTTCCAGCAGCACGTTCGACACGTCCACCCAGCAGGCGATCTCGCGCACTTCGTAGCGGTTCTGCCCGAAGGTCACGGTCGTCTCGGGGCGCGGCTGGATCTCGCCCACCCACTGCGCCGTCATGCCGCCGGTGCGCTTCGGCAGCGTCACCGCGCCCACGGAAACCGGGGTCACGCGAGCCACAGAGCGGACAGGCGAGAACGCCACGACATTGCGCTGGATCTCGGCAATGAACTGGTCAGGCGCCAGGTAGCCGCCGGCCGTGTCATCAGAGACGCGCAGGACACGGATTTCCGGCGCTGCCAGGGCTTCCCGGCCGCGGCGCAGGAAGGTCGCGAAGGCACGGGTTTCCAGTTCCGTGCCCTGCTTCTGATCCTGTGCACCACCACCTGGGCGACGCAGCACCGTCTCGGTGCGGTCCAGGCGGGAGCGCAGTTCAGTCAGGGCGGTATCGATGCTGCCCAGGCGCTCGTCGGCGCTGGTGCTCAGGCCCTCAACAGCAGAGCGGATCTCGGCCAGGTCATTGGCAGAGCCCTGCTCATCACCCTCGGGGGCGTTGCGGGTCTCCCAGCCGGTGCGCGGATCGACGCCCGGCGATGCAAAGTTGTGCATCACTTGTTCCTCAGCTTGCCAGCGCACTGGCGGATGAAAGCGGCAAGCCCGGCCGCCTCGGGGTGGAAGGGGGCAGAGCGAACGCTGGCCACACGCGCCGCGGACTGTGCCGGGCGAGAGACCAGGCTGATTTCGATCAGCTCCATCTCGTGGACGATCCGGCCACCCGCAGAAGGGGCGGCACGAACGGTCTTGAAGCCGATGGACAAGCCGTCGATGGCCTGTGCCTTCAGCATGGCATGCGCATCGCGGCCGGCGGTGCTGTCCATCACCAGCGTGCCGGTGACATGCAAGCCGGTAGCGTCCTCGCGGATCTCGCTCCAGACGCCGACAGGGCGCGCAGGGTCATGCGCCCACAGCATCAGGGGGCGGGTGCCAGAGGCGTGATGCGCGGCCAGGGACTTGGCGAAGGCGCCACGCTGCACAACGTCGCCGTACAGATCGCGCTTACCCCAGACAGCAGCATAGCCGCTGATGGTGCCAGCGGCTTCGGGTGCAAAGCGGGTCTCGACGCCAGCGGTTTTCTCAAGCATCGGCCGCGCCTCCCGCCGCCTTATCGACAGCCGCCGAGTTGACCGGGCGAGTGAACACCTCACCACCGACGTACGGGCTACGGTTCTCCATGGCGCGGATCTCGTTCGGGTTGTAGATGCCGGCGGCCACCGCCTGGCTGTAGGCCGTGAAGCGGGCAGCCAGATCAGCGCGGGCCAGGTCGTCCACCAGAAATTCGATGTAGAGCCCGTCGCGGCGCTCCTCAGGCGTCAGCAGCGTAAGG